TTACCATAGAGGAAGAATAGAACACACGCGTAGAACAAGATTCAATCTTAGAAGTGAGACGAGGTTCATCTTTCAAACAACATACATAAATAGGAGCATTAATTTCTCCATTAGCATAAGATTCTAAATATCGTTTGATATCTTCCTTAATTCGAGTCACAGGTTCTGCATTAGTTCTATCATTAATATCATACAACTTAACATAATCTTTCTTCTTTCCAGGAGTGCCATAACCCGCAGCCTTATTCAGATCTATTCGTCTAAAGAACGGATCTTCCGCTGCTCCATTAATGGCAGTCTCTATATCAAAAGGTTGAAGCTTAGGAATGTCTCCTAAATTCTTAAGAATTCTCTCGACTATAACATCTTCAACTTTTTGTTGAAGTTGAGGATCAAGTCCAGGCTTGCTTTTAGCCATCTTCCTAAGGGCAACATTCCATGGGGAATTCCAAGTACCTTTCCTTTTAACAGGCTTCATAACTGGTTTACCATAGCGCATAGATGGTTCAAAATCCAATTGCTTACGGAATAAATCCGGAATGTGCTTACTTATCATAGACTTGCGAATAGTGCTGTTCTTATTCATAATGACAGGACCATCGCGACCCATGTATTCCATAGGACCGATGTCCTCAAACAAAACAGGTGAGCGTTTATGTGGTGCATCACCAAAAGTAAGATTAGCTTCACTCATCATAAGGAAATTGTTCTTTCCGACAAGTTTGGATATGGCCTCTCTGATCATAGCTTGGGTCACCACAACCCCATAGCATACAGATGATTTCTCACTACCTGCACTATGAATACCTACAATACATGAAGCTTTATCACGTTGTGCAACAATAGGAATTCCACACATTCCGCTACGATGATTATCCCATTTATAACACACACTATTCTGGTAAGTAATAGTAGTATTATCATGTGATGTAACGATACCAGGTACCTTCATCGCATGAACTATGGTATTCTCATCATGCACCATGCCAAAAGCATTAACAAAAGAAGCAACTTCTTTTGGAAAGTGTTTGAGAATGTCTTTGAAACACGAGTTTCCTTCCATTATATATAAATCATCAGTCAGTTCCATAAGATGGCTGTCTTTAATTATATATTCATAGAAATGTCCTGTTAAATCAGGAGAAGAACAAACTCTCATAATAGCTTGATCTTCTATTCCATATAAAGCATGTTTGTGGAATAGGAAGAATCCTCCCTTAAGACCCAAGATATGCGTCTCTCGAACTGCACCACCAGCATATATTTTGGCGGTTCGAACATTCCGAGAGATACAACTACTTAGATCGTGGAGAGTTCCAGTATGAGTGGAAGTTGGTAAACTCCTAGTGTTCCACACACTATCTGATTTAGTCTTATGACGCACATAGGATCCACCCATGTGATACGTCTCTTCAATCTCATTGAGTTTCTCATCAACTTCATCTCCACTTCTAAAAGTAGATGTTTCAGTCTTTGGTTTCTCATTCAGAGTTTTCCACTTGTCATATTCAACCTTGATTTTGTAAGCAACACCACTTAAGGTAACAACTAAGATACCCATTTTGAGTGTCATATAGTCGGAAACCTTAAATCTGCCTAAATAATAGTTGTAAATTCGGTTCCAACTAGCTCTAGTTCCTTCAACATAATCATTGAAGGCAGAACTAATCTTTTCCGATTCACGCTTCCATATCCATTTCCCGACTTTGGATAAATCCGCAGTCGTAAGGAAACTTACAAGCATGAATATTATATAGATAACACAGTTGTAGTAGTGGGATACACATAACAACAGGAATACGAGTGAAAATCGCATAGAGTTCTTTTGAGAAAGAACCCACATCAATATGAACATACAAAGCTTGTGAACAAATTGTGCTGTGGAAGCACAGAAATCAAGAAATTGATAGCCATAGAAGAAACATACTGTCTTATAAAGAAGCATATACTCAACAAAATTCACAAACTTGTCAGAAGTACTAATCTTTTTAACTAAATCACGACATTCAATATGAAGTTTTTCATCTCCTGATGAGTAGTCTGAGACAACTTCCTCTGTTTTCTTATCAATGAAAATCCTCCTACGAGGTTTCTGTCGTAAGAAAGGAACTTCATCCGACTCAGATTCATCATCACTTGATTCATCAGATTTCTCATCTTCAGAAAAAGGCAAATTATCGAAATTAGGTAAAGTATCTACATTGTGCATGGCATTGTATTCTTTCTCCATAAACTTCCTCATATCGGCTCTCATTCTTTCAATGAAAATCTTATGTTGATTGGGCTCATGGAAATCCATGATAACTTCATCTATGGTCTTAGTGTTAGTCACGGGTCTTTTACGGACCACGCGAAACTTCCACTTATCCCAAAAATTGTCAGAATCAATAGATGGATCAATTTCATGGCCACCTTTCTTAGCAAATTTAGCCTTGACTTTAACCTCAATGAAGATAAACCTACGATAAACTGCAGCAGATTGGTTTGTCACCAAATGCGCATTAAGCTTAGGATTATTTGTGTCAATAACTACACACTTACCGAGAAAAGGAGTTGATCCTTTACCATCTAGAGAAGCCATATTGACTTGTCTTGGATGGGAATCGATAAGAGATGTTAGTTCACCAATAACTGGTTCTCCTCTACTCTTAGCTATACTAGCATGAGTGGACCCAGGTTCAGAGTAATGAACAAAAGGCGTTGAGTAAGGATCATAACCATCCCAGTAATCTGAGGTGGGGTCTCTATCAAAAACCATGTTGTAGTCAAAACTCCTTCCAAGGATCGTTTCTGAGAACAAACCCATTACAAGATGCAAAACTTTGCTCTTACCCACAGCTGGTAAACCATGTACGACTATACCATAAGGGGTGGGACGTTGAGCTGCACTAATGCGCAGTTTTACTCGGTTAACTTCTTTTTCAAGATCTAACTGAAGCTCTCGTAAGAAAGTACCTTTACTAGATACAGGACTTATCTTGTCCAACATGGGTGGGAAAACAACCAAGAGTTCTTCTCCTTCAGCGATAAAATCGCTAGCACCCATTCTTCCAGCTACTGGTAATCCAAAGTAGAGGTTCTCACACCTTTTAAGCAAAATACGTGATTTTGATATCAAGCGTAAATGAGGATCTTTATCAAATAAAACATTAGATAAAGGAAATCCTTTCTGTACCATCTCTGCGGCTCTAACAAGAACCGCAATAGACTTAAGCATCGATGATACAGCTTCAATGGCGCTCATTCTAGGAGCAGGACCAAAAGAGGATGTAACCCATTTGTAAACATCTTTCGAAAAATAATGTTGACCTGCCACAAGTAATATCAAATTACGAGCGTGTGTAAAAACGTGAGACTCGACAACAGAATCAACTTTAAAAGCTAAATCATCAATCGTGTCTGCAAAAGATTCAGTTTTCATATGATCAGTGGTTGGTCCAGTAATCATATGGGTGTCAAACAGTAAATCTTCCTTATTTTCGTAATCAACATCACTATCAGAATCGATGTCATGTCTGTCACGATTAGGAATTTCACCATAGACGTCACCTTTGTGGTTAACAAAGCATTTTTGATTTCCACGCTCTTCAACATGGACATGTCTACTGGATGAGCACCAATGTACAAAATCATCAACCTTATGTCGAATCCTTTCTTCATCAGAGGCTCTCGCCATCATCTCAAGTATCTTCTCTATATTAATTTGAGTAGAATAAGCATATTGAACTGTATGGAAATACAGATCTACTTTTGATTGCGTGAACATGAGACTCAAAAGATAGAAAATTGACGCTTGAGAAAACTTATCCATTTGACCAAAACCGGTCAATTTGAGAAGTTCAGGCGTCATGAATCCAGCGGATGACACGAGATAGCTAGTAACAAAATTCTTAGCATAGTCACCTATAGCAGATTCAGTTCTCATATCCGTAACATTAGGGATATGGTAATGAACATGTTTAGTACAATTTTTGCACTTATTATGAAGTTCACAATCAATGCATTCGCAAATACAAACACCAGCCTGGAAAATCGCATCAAGACAATCTTCACATTTGATAGCTCTTCTTTTCTTCTTGCGATATTTGAGACGACGTTAAATTTTCTTAGCTTTAGCAAGGAAAACACGCCGATCATCAGTTGACGATTTCTTCGATCGTCGATCCCGTTTGGGTTCATCTTTAATTTCTTCCGCGATGGAAGGGGGAGCAAGGAACTCAGCAGTCTCTTCAAGAAATTCATTCTTGAGGCGCCTGTCTTGATCGATGCTCAAATCGTGCATTTTTGCCGAAAGTTCACGTTCGTGATTCCGATCACTTTTAGGAGTGGGAATTCGAACATTTTTCGACTGCACGGTGGGTAATAAAGTATTACGAGGGGTGAATGACACATCGTCATTCAATTCAAAGGAGGGATTTGAGGGGGTAGTAAACATAAAATTCAACGGGGGTCAACCCGAAGCTCCCAGCTGGAGTTCAACCAGTGGAAGATAGACCAAGAGTCATAGTACAAAAGAAATAAATCGAGATTTCGAATTTCTAAATGCGGGGTACATATCAAATACCCAGAAATATCACTATAATAGTGACAAGTGTTTTGCAAGGATGGGAGGACCACACCTATAAAGTTAAACGGACATTTACCCGCAGGGAACACAATTTCCTGTACATTTCGATAATAAGAATACGATAGATTTCAAACTTGTATATGAACATCTTCCGGCCTAATCATTTGAGCTTTTCAGACTCTTTCTGGACAGCTCTATAA